TATGGAGGATGTGATAAAATACCCACAAGGATCAAAGGTTCCAGCGAAATTAAGGCCACATGTTAAGATTACTGGCAAATATCTGCTGAAATGTTTAGTTGAATTTCAATTATGGTACGATACTAAAATTATATTTTGCGGCAATAAAGACAATGCGTTCTTAACCTGCAATAGTATCTTTAAAAGACTGAACGAACTTTTTCATAAAAGGGGCAGTCATGACGAGAATGAAGAAATTGCCTTCTAAGGCATATGTATCGGGATATGAATATATTATTGAGGAAATGTCGGAAAAGCTCCATAAGGAAAGGGAAGCCTATGGTGATTGTTGTAATGACAAGAAGTTAATTAGGATTTATTGTGGTACGGTATTGTCTGTAGTGAGAGACACTCTATTACATGAAATACTACATGCTATATGGCATTTGTCATATTTACAAAACAGTGAAGAAGAAGAAAAGGCCATTTCTAGGATTTCTACCACATTAATTGGGTTTTTTGATGATCCAAGAAATGCTAAGGTTAAAAGTTTTCTTATGGACTCATTGAATGATAGACCAACAACAAAAACTAAATGATGCATGGCTAGGTATTGAAGTAGAGGAGAGTACTCTATTTAATCCTATGGACTTTGTGTTTGATGATGAGGATAAAGATAAACTACTGGAACGTATTGCATGGCTGATGATGCGGCCAGAATATTTCTCATTTGCCTGTAAATACATACTCAATATTGAACTTTCTCCATTTCAAGCTCTAATTCTTTATGAGATGTGGAATAGGAAGTTTCCAATGTTGATTGGTAGTCGTGGTATGGGTAAATCTTTTCTGCTCTCAGTATATCCATTATTGAGGGCTTTGTTTATGCCTAGACGAAAAATTATTGTTGTCGGTGCTGCATTCCGTCAATCTAAAGTATTATTTGAATATATGGACACGATTTGGAAAAATGCCCCAATCTTAAGAGATTTATGTGGCAGCAACAGTGGCCCAAGAAGAGATGTTGATAGATGTGTTATGCATATTGGACAAAGTACAATTACTTGTCTCCCTCTTGGTGATGGCAGTAAGATTCGTGGCCAACGTGCAAATGATATTATTGCTGACGAATTTGCTTCTATACCTCGTGATATCTTTGAAAATGTGGTTGCTGGTTTTGCTGCTGTAGCCGCATCTCCTATTGAAAAGGTAAAACAAAAGGCAAAGAATAAGAAAGCTAAAGAACTTGGGTTAGATTTGAACTCTGGTGCTGGTAATGAAGGTATACAAAAATCAAACCAAATTATTTTATCTGGTACAGCATATTATGATTTCAATCATTTTTCCGACTATTGGAAAAGATATGTTAAGATTGTTAAAAGTGGTGGTCAGGCATTTAAACTACAAGAAGTCTTTGGTGGTGCTGTGCCTGAAGATTTTGATTGGAGTGAATATTCTGTCATTAGAATGCCAGTAGATCAATTACCAGACGGATTTATGGATGAAGGCCAAATTGCACGAGCAAAAGCAACTATTCATTCTGGTATTTACAATATGGAATATGGGGCCTGTTTTACCACAGACAGCCAAGGATTCTTTAAGAGGAGTTTGCTCGAATCTTGTATTGCATCGCCTGACAAGCCAATTACACTTCCCTCTGGTGAAATTACATTTGAAGCACAGCTTAAAGGGTCACCAGATAGAAAATATATCTTTGGTGTGGACCCAGCGTCTGAAGTAGATAACTTTAGTATTGTTGTTTTGGAGTTACATGGCGACCATAGAAGAATTGTACATTGTTGGACTACTAATCGCCAACAGCATAAAGATAAGTTAAAATCTAAGCTTGTGGATGAGGACGACTTCTATTCTTACTGTGCTAAGAAGATTAGACAATTAATGAAAGTATTTCCATGTGCGGAGATCGCTTTAGATGCCCAAGGAGGTGGCATAGCGGTCATGGAAGCTTTACACGACAAAGACAAGATAGGAGAGGGTGAAGTCGCTATATGGCCCACTATAGACGACAAGGAGAAGGATACTGATGATAAGTCTGGATTACATATACTTAGGCTGTGTCAGTTTGCTAGAGCTGATTGGTTGGCCGAAGCTAATCATGGTTTAAGAAAAGATTTTGAAGACAAGGTTATGCTTTTACCGTTTTTTGATTCTGCTAGTATCGGATTATCTATTGAAGAAGATAAAGCTGCTGGTAGAAAGTATGACACCTTAGAAGATTGTGTTATGGAGATCGAAGAACTAAAAGATGAATTGTCTATGATTGTAATGACGCAAACATCAACTGGTCGTGAACGATGGGACACTCCAGAGGTAAAAGTTGCAGCAGGAAAGAAAAGCAGATTGAGAAAAGACCGTTACTCATCTTTGATTATGGCAAACATGTCTGCCAGAGCTTTGTCAGTTGAAAGAGAGATTATAGAGTATGGTGCTGTTGGTGGATTTGCGACAAGTGATAGTGAAACTAAATTTAAAGATGAAAAAATGTTCTATGGTCCATCTTGGTTCACAGAAAAAATGCAAAATATTTATTGATTGTGTATAATGTAATTAACAGTACTATTGTCAATACCATTACTTGGAGAATAATATAAATGTCTGATCCTTTATATAGAACATGGGATAATGATTCACAAAAAGAACAAGCATATGCGGCCACTGCGGATAATGTAGAAGCTTATGATGGGGTTCAGAGATCTGTTGCTGCCGGGCGTAGAACTAGCTACATCGACATTGAACCTAATCGTTCAGTAAGAACTGGATTTCTCCGAGAAGATTATGATAACTTCAGACCCGGTGAGGCTGTATCCAGTTATCAAAAACGCATTATGAAGATGTGTATGCAGGCTTATGATAAAGTCGGTATTGTGAGAAATGTTATTGATTTGATGAGTGACTTTGCTGCACAAGGTTTGACTATTGTTCATCCAAACAAAAATGTTGAGAAGTTTTATCGTAAGTGGTTCTTACAAGTTAATGGAACTGATAGATCTGAAAGATTTTTAAACTATCTCTATCGTTGTGGTAATGTTGTAGTAAAGAGAAGAAATGCTAAACTGAATCCTCAGAAAGAAAAAGAGTTACGCAGAACTGCTGGAAACGATATAGTAATTAAAAACATTAAAGTCAATAAGAGGGAAGTACCTTGGACTTATGATTTTTTAAATCCTTTAGCGGTTGATATTCAAGATTATGGTGGGCAAGTTGTTGGTAAGCCTGAATTTGTTTTGAATATGTCTAAAATGAGTTATGAGTCATTGGTTAAAAGCTCAACCAAAAACCAAACAGTATTTAAGACACTGCCCAATGACCTACAGAAAAGACTTCATGATGGAGACCGTAAGGTTCCATTGAGTCCTGATGATGTTGCGTTCTATTATTATAAAAAGGATGATTGGTTGTTGTGGGCTAATCCAATGATTCATGCTATCTTGGATGATGTTATGATGCTTGAAAAAATGAAGCTTGCAGATTTAGCCGCATTAGATGGTGCTATTTCTAATGTTCGATTATGGACCGTTGGTGATTTAGAACATAAGATTATTCCCACTAAAGCCGCTATTAACAAGCTGAGAGATATTTTGGCGAGTAATGTTGGTGGTGGTACTATGGATTTAGTATGGGGTCCAGAGCTAAACTTCACAGAAAGTAACTCTCAGGTTTATAAGTTTTTAGGAGCTGAAAAGTATCAACCAGTATTAACTAGTATTTATGCTGGATTAGGCATTCCCCCCACTTTAACTGGTGCTAGTAGTAGTGGTGGCTATACAAATAACTATGTTTCTTTAAAGACGTTGATTGAAAGACTTGAATATGGTCGTGATGTATTGAAACAGTTCTGGAGGCATGAGATTGAATTAGTTAGAAAGGCTATGGGTTTCAGATATCCTGCTGAAATACATTTCGATTCTATTGTCCTTTCTGATGAAGCTGCTGAAAAGAACTTGCTTATTCAATTGGCGGATCGTGATATTATCTCTCATGAAACTCTATTGGAAAGATTTAAAGAAATGCCTAATATGGAAAAGGTTAGAGTTCGAAGAGAAGAAAAAGATAGAAGAGATGATGTCTTGCCAGACAAGGCTAGTCCTTATCACAATCCACAGCATAGAGAAGATATAGCCAAAATCGCTTTAACTAAAGATATGTTAGCTGATGAATATCTTGATGACATGGGTTTACCAGTTTCAAATGATGAGCCTTCGGAACCACAGCAAACAGAAAATGTGCCAA